AAAACAAATTAACTTAAAACAAAAGGAGAAACCAACTATGGAAACCAAAGCATTGATTGCAACCGCAACAACTCACGAAAGCAAAGTAAACCTTTTTCGCGCACTGACCAACGCAAGCCCTTTCAGTGAAGCAGTAAACAAAACACTATCCGTGGTGCAGATTATCGACCAGCCCGCGGTTAACGACCAGGGCGAGCCGGTCAACCGTTATTTCTTCCTGTGTGAAGATGGAGCTGCCTATATGTCTATGGCATTGGGCGTGGACAGCTGTGTAAAAGCAGTTAGATCAATTTGGGGATCGGATTTTGCCGAACCCTTGCAGATCGTGCCTTGCCAGGTCAAGACGAAAAACGGCCACACTTATAAATTTACAGTTCTGTAAATTTATTAAAACTCAAAATTATAGCCCGGTACAACCGGGCTATAATCATTTATTGGTGAAAGAATATGAAGAAATTTATTCATACTAAACAGCGTAAAGCAGAACTTGCCGCCGCAATTAGCGGATATAATTATAAAATAAGGCGAGCCGCCGCGCTGAAAGCTCATGGAAAATATGAAGGGGTGGTATTGCCTAAATTATTAAACCCTGAAAAAGAATTTACAAAAATAACAACTTTAGAAGAATACAATGAATTATTAAACAGAATTCGCGAAACCGGGCGAGCGGTTCGACAGGAAAAATTTATAACATTAGGAAAATATAAAACAATTGAAACGCAAACAACACGAATCATCAAAAAACAGCAAGAAAGAAGTATTCAGGCGTTCATTCGAAATGAAACGCCCGCCAAAACTGAATTTAAATCGGCGAAAGCCTTAAAAGATTTCATATACAAATATCAAAAAGAAACTTTTGAATCATTCAACGAAGCGCGGGCAGAGGTGTTTAAGGATAATGTTGTTATCGGTTTAACAGCGCTGGGCTTTATGGATTTAGTTACTGAATGGCAAAGGCTATCGCTTATTCAGGTTGATTCAGTGAATAGGGCATGGCCGGAGGCCGTGGAAGTTATGTGGGCGGCCTATGAGTCTAAGGACGAAAGCAAATACCAAGAAGCATACGATAGAATGCGAACGGCTATAAATGGTGTAAAAGGTATTGTAAAATATACAAAAGGTACAGTAAAATGACAGAGTATATTTCCGATTTTGAAACACAAAAAGATCCTGACACTGGGGTCATGTCTGTATGGGCGTGGTCTATTGTCGAGGTTGATAATTTGTCGAATATTCAACACGGAAATAATATTGAAACATGGCTTTCAGCGATTCAAGGACTTCCGAACGGCTCTTTAATTGGCTTCCATAACTTAAAATTTGATGGAAGTTATATTTTAAGTTATCTTTTAGGTGTTGCAAAATGGCAATATAATGACGATCCCAAAGCAAGAAAAGCAAAAACCGTTGAATGTTTAATCAGTTCAATAGGCATACATTACAATTATCGAATAAATTTCACAAAGAGAAAATATGTCAAAATTTATGATACCCTAAAAATTTTCAATATGAGCGTTTCGCAAATTGCTAAGTCTTTTGGGATCAAAGAGCAAAAAGGGTCTATTGATTATGCAACCTTTCGCGGGTATAACTATACAATGACCCCGGAGGAAATAGAATATATAACAAATGATGTAATTATTGTAGCCAAAGCAATAAAACAATTCAGGACTGAGGGTCATGAGCGAAACACCATAGCGTCAAACGCTATGCGATTTTACAAGAAAAATAGCTATTATTCAAACTATGAATTTTTAATATACTTTCCGCACCTTGACGATGATTTATACCATTTGTTAAAGCGTGCCTATAAAGGCGGGTATTGCTATGTAAACCCTAAATTCAAAGGTAAACCGGTAGGCCATGGCCGGGTATATGATGTAAATAGCTTGTATCCCTCGGTAATGAGTGATCCGCAAAATAAATATCCAATCGGCACCCCGGTGTTCTTTGAGGGTAAATATAAAGACGATCCAATATACCCATTATATATACAGTTTATAACCGCACAGTTTGAATTGAAAAAAGGCAAAATTCCAACAATTCAAATAAAGAATGATAAACGCTTCAACCCTCGCGAATATGTGACAAGCACCGGCTGTTTAATGGTGAATTTGTACTTAACTAATGTTGATTTAGAAATGTTTTACGAGTGCTACAATATAAAAGAAATTCAATATATAGGCGGGTATAAATTTATAGGCCGATCAGGAATTTTCATTGATTATGTCAATCACTTCAAAGAAATGAAAATGCAGGCAACCATTGAAAAGAACGCAGGGAAAAGGAGCATTGCAAAATTGTTTTTAAATTCATTATATGGGAAATTTGGTGCAAGCAATGACAAATTTGTCAAACGCCCCTATATAAATGATAAAGGAATTCTTGCCTATCAAACAGTTGAAACCCCGCGGCCTGCTAAAACAGTGTATGTACCTGTGGCCGCCTTTATTACTTCATACGCGCGTCAATTCATTCAAACGGCTTTCATTAGGAATGTAGATCGGTGTTGCTATTGTGACACAGACAGTTTACATTTATTAGGCGATGATCCACCGAAGGGGGTCAAAATTAGTGACACAGAGTTTAATTGCATGGCACACGAAAGCAGTTTTTCAAGGGCAAAATTTTTAGGTGCAAAACTGTACATTGAAGAAGATGAGCAAGGCAACCTTGATGTAAAGGCCGCAGGGCTTGGACAAAATGAAGCAGTAAAAAATCAAATCACATTTGACAATTTCAACACCGAGCAGGAATATTTTGGAATTTTGAAAAGTAAAACCGTGCAAGGCGGAGTAGAGTTAAGCGAATCCACGTTTAAGATACGCGAACGCGGAACACTATTTTAATAAACAGTGTCGATTATTTCAGTGGATTTGCCCAAATTTATTTACAGATTTGGGTATTTGTGATATAATTAAGACAAGAAATGAGGAAAGAAACAACTAAATTAAAAGGAGTAAAATTATGAAAAACACTATTCAAAAAAGATGGGATCGTCACTATGAACAGGGTTATGCAACCGCTTATTGGGTTGATCTTGAAAAGCCTATTGTTATTTTTGATTCAGAATTGAATGAGGTTGCAAAATATGAGGAATTGCCGGTAGATTATCAAAATTTGGTTGATCATTTCATTGATGAATTTGAAGACGGATTTAATCGTGTAATCCGGTTGGGTTGTAAACTCTATGAATCTTTGAATCATCACCGATTTTCTATTCTGCGTGAAATTGAATCTTTTGACGAAACAATCTATAATATTAGAGAGGTGTAAAAAGTGATTCGATTTCTAATTAAACAAGAATTCGCTTTTGCTGAGAAATGTTTTGACAGGGATGGAGAAATAAAAAAGCCATTTGAGAGTTTTTTCGCTTCATTTATCAATCAGGTGTTACAAGGTAAAAAAGAAATATTGCTAAGAGCGCCAAATACCTTGTCTGGCATGCGAGGTCTTATTTATTTTTCAAATGCTTTGGATTTAATAAGGTATCTAATTGAAGTTCACGAAGAAAGCAATGTTGTTGCTTTAACATTCAAAATGAACGCAAAAGCAAAATCAATGCACGCGGCAAGGAATGTAATAAAGAGGTACAAAAAATGAATTTTATGGAAATATTTGATATACAGTCAAATGTTAGAGTTTGTGACATTATATATTTATTTTTAATCGGTGGTGATGATAAGATCTATTTTAATCTTTCTACCCCAAATAAAAAAGGGTATTGTGATTATATATTGAAATGCGAGCGCATTATTTCCAAAAGTTGGACACCTTATTATGAATCTAATATAAAATGGATTGAAGAAGAATGTTCAGGTGAATCAGATGTGGGTTATATAACCTTGGTTATTTAAAATATTATTCAAAAGTTACTTAAAAGCGAGGTATGAAAAGATGAAATGTAATGACTGCGCATATTATGCAATATGCAAGGATTTAATCAAGGCAGGTTTTAAAGGTGTAAATGAAACATTCCCTGAAATTGGAGGTTGTGAAGTGTTTAATCCAAAGCATGAAGAAAAAGTCAAAGAAGGTGAGAAAAAAATGCAACCATCAGTATTAGTCGCATTACAAGCGATTCTTGCAGATAGAGGTTACAAGGTGCTTGAATTAAAAACCTTTTCCGGCGCCACATTTGTCGGCACCAATATTCAAATCAAATTCAATGCATTCCTTTTAACAAAATGCGTTTATTGCAACGATGAATTGTTTTCAACCATTCAAAACATATCGGAAGTGAGAATCTTATTTTTCAGTTAAAATAAAAGAACCCGGGGATTGCTCCCCGGGTCTTTTTTTATTTATACCGTTTGCAGGCGAGATTATAATCATAAATGCAAATCCAGCCGGATGGGATTCGCGCCCAAATATTTTTATTACCTTTGTAAACCAATTCAAGAATGGTGCATTTTGTGCCCCGCTTCAGGTAGGCAATGTTATTTTTGTCGTCACGATTCAAACAATGCTTTCTGCCGTCAGAAGTCAATTCCTTGATCTTTTTTCGTCCTGTGTTCGCGCCTGCACCCTTGTACACTCCGCGCACGTATGTCAATGTTATTGTCGATCCAATTTTAGGGTGTGGGTAGTCAAAAATAGCACCGCGCATTTTTGGCCGAAGCACACCAAGCACCCCTTTATAGGTATGCTTTACTTTTTTGCAGGCAGAACCGCGCGGCCAGTTTTGGTCGAACGATTCAAACCACTTTGTATTTCCGTTTCCGGTGGCTACGGCAATATGCCCGTAAGGGCCGATTTTTGCTCCCCATACAACAATATCACCCTTTAATGGAACGAAAGTAGGATTGTTTTGGATTTTTTCAAACTTTTCAACAAGCGGTTTTCTTTTTTCAAAGTTTGTATAATAGTCAACTGCATTTCCCCACGCTCCGGGTTTAATGCCGAAGCAGGAATTTAAGTAAACTTTAGCCAAGTCCACGCACTGGGCACCGGCCACGCGGTCATAATCAATTAGCCTGCCTTTGCATGAATTGTAAAATTGATCGAATGTCATTCCGTGTACCCCTTTCCCTTTGCTTCATCTTTAACAATATCACCGGCAATAGCCGCAGAAGTGAAGCTATTATTTTTCCACCAACTCCAAATTGTGGAAAACACTGTTAAAAGTGTGGAAAAAAACAAAAACACTTCATCATCGGAAAACGGAAGCGGATTTTTGCCGATCATAGTTAGAACGGAATTTACAAGCGCAACAAAAGTCACGATTGTGCGTATAATGGTATCTTTTGAAACATTTTTCATGTTACTTTATCCTCCAAATCTTGTATGCGGTGATCTGCCACCTGCTGGCGCAGTTCTTGCAGAGCAACGCGTTGTTGCAAATTGTTGTACTGCTCTTGTTTTTTTTCAAGCTGTTTAATTCTGTACAAGGTTTTTGAATTGGCAAGCCACGCGGTGAGCGAGGTGCCCACCAGCGTGACCGCAGATGACAGAATTATAGTTAATTGTTCAACTGTAATTCTACTCACCCCTCGAATACAATTCCGTCAACGACAAGTCCGTTTGCGTCCGACACGGTGAAAACTCTGCTTCCGTCAAAAGCAACCTTAATTGAGTTTGAACCCTCAGTGACTAGCATTGTAAAGGCTGAACCGGATTTGAATCCGTAGAAATATTGGATCCGTTCAACGCCGGAAGCGCTGGAATGATAGCGCAATCCAATGCGGCTGGAATGCTGGACAAGGTTTGAAATCATTTCCGCAGACCAAATTTGTACCCCGCCATCGGAGCGGGTGTCAATCGTTCCGGAAGTTCGGTTCTGCGCGTCACAAATTTTCCGTTGACAAGTAAGTGTGTTATCGCTTTCAAGGTTTACACCAATGTTGTGCTTTTCGTAGCCGTAAAGCTGGGAACCGCGTTGTAATCGAATGCAAGGTGTAGTCGGCCATTCTTTCAGGGTGCCGGAACCGCCGCCGGCAAGAACCAGGGTTGTGTTCAGCATATTGTAGGCAGTTTTTCCAGATGAATAAATCAAGTCAACATCATTGCAAATTAGCTTATTCACATTTACCGCGCGAATTGTATGGGGCAAATTTGCTTCATTGGTGTTTGAATTTGCAATCTCCAAATTGTCCAATGTTACACTGTTTGAATTGTGAATTACCAAACCCATCAGTTTAGGCCTTGTTGTCGGTGGATCGTTGGAAGTGTACCGACCGGAAATGTAAATATTGCCGCCGTTTGCAATATTGAACCATCGGTATGAACCGGTTGTACCTTTTACACGAATTTCCAACTCTTGGTGGTAAATCGGGCAGGCCAACAAGTCCATGGCCTGAAAGATTTGATTGAATGGGTTGCCTTTCGTGCCGTCAGGTGATCGGTTCATGTGATATATACCACCGGTGTCCGCGTCTTTATCAACATAAACAATATTGTTAAAGCTGGAATATCCAACACCCTGTCCTTGCGTGGTAGTCTGTTTAATGGAAGACGGTGTGCCCTGCAACAGAGAACCGCGCCAAATAGAAATCATTGAATCCGTGGGGTTGACGGCGGTAATACCCTGCGAATTGGCATACACATAGAATTTATCATTTACAGTTAAATCCTCAAATTCTCCCGACCAAAAACGCTGATTGTCCAAATACTGCGGAATTGTAAACTGGCGAATGTAAACGCCCGCCTTATCGTAAATGCGAATCGTATTCGGGGAATAAGTGAGCATTACAAAGGCGGTTGCGTTGGCCTTAATTGTTTGCATGATATAGTCAAAGCCCGGGTTTGAAAGTGCCACCATATTTGACGCGGTGTTTGTTGCCGGGTCCCATTCGTACACATTCAGGCCTTGGGAAATGTACATTTGATCATTAGTTTGATCGTAAGCAACGGAAGAAACAGCGCTTTCATTGTATCCGGCAGGTGAAGAATACTTTTGAATTGTTGCAAGTGTTGTAGGGTTCAATTCAAAAATAGTCTTAGACGGTGCACCGTTCAATTCACTCGTAGCAATAAAAAGACTATTTCTTTTTGAATTATAAACTATTGAATTGGCGTGCCCTAACCCCTCAATATCCCGCCGCGTTACCTGGGCACCGTTGGAATAGTTAAACACAACAACTGCCGCCGTTGTGGGGTGCAACTCCAAGGTATGGCCCCGGGGCACAAAAGCGCAGGCATAATAATGGTTGCCGCCAATGGTATAGCGCGCTCCGCCTTGATTCACAGGGTAACGATCTGTTTCCTGCTCGGCGTTTGCAAGGTTTTCACCGCGATATGTCCACCCAAGTAGCCAGCGCTCAAAATCAATGTAGGTTGAATGCGGTTGATTTTTGAATGTTACAAAGTCCTTTTTAAGTTGGGCAATTTCCTTCCGGAATTCGTCAAAATAGGGGGCACAAATAACAGCGAGAATTTCTTTTAGGGTTCCGTCATCGTACCATTTCTGCAACTGCTCCGTGACTGTTTCCTTGATATGTTTATCAAGGTTTTCCAGCAAATCAATAACATAGTTTATCAATTCATCATAACTGTTCACTTTTTCAATTACTTCATTCATTTTCTTTAGGACACCGTAAAGCAATTCCTCAAAAGATAATGAATCGTCGTAGACTTGTGGAAGAATTCGGTTGCAATAAAACCGCCGAAGCACCGCGATAGGGTCAACCTCGGGTTTGGGATAATTCATAAAATTTACCTCCTTAATACCATAGTGGCATAAACAAGTCTTTATATTCGTCAATCAATTCCGAATAAAGGCCGTTCACTTCATTTTTGAATTGCCGGAATACTTCCCCGGCAGGCATTGTTAAACCTGTAATTGTTTCGACTTGATTTGTTTTTGTTGTGGTGTCATTGTCGGTGGTAGTTGATCCTTTATCCGTTGCTTTGTTGGAAGCCGTATCAAGGTTGGCGCGGTCCGCGTATTCAATGGAGTTGAAGTCTTTTGCTTTCATAATATTTCCGGGTAGATCACTTGCCGCCCCACGCATAGTTGAATTGGAATCGTTTTGATTTGAGAAAGAACCGGTTGACTTGCTTTTACCTGTGGCGTTTGAATCCGTTTTGCGGTTGAATTTTTGATTTGCAACCGCCAAATCTGCGGTCATTTGCGCGAATCCGTCAAAGGCTTTTGCATAGCCGGGCATGACTTCCATAGATTTAGCTTGCAATTTTACTTTCCATAGATTGTATGTTTCAAAAGCAAACTCGTCAGTTAAATAATGAAAAATAAAAAGAGTTTCAAAATATCGTTTGAAATCTTCTATTTTTTGTGGAATTGGATAGTAAAAATCAAAAATTTTATTCCGCGCAGATTCAACGCGAATATTCAAAGCGTTATTTCTGTTTTCGCATAAATTGTTGACAACAACTTCCAAACTTGTGGTATATCGTGCCATTACTCCACCCCCTGCGGTTCATCGTCAGTATTTTCGTCATCATCAAAAGCGGGTTTATCCTTTTCGATAATTTCACTTTGTACCCGCGGCTTTACGGAAATATTCAGGCCGAACCGTTCATTGATTTGCTTGCAAGCGTTTTTCCGTTCATATAGCATTGTTTCCAAGTTAATAGACACAAATTGATTATTTGCATTGACTTCATCGGTAATAAGCCGTTCGGCTTTTTCGTTTTGCACATTGTTCACACCGAGAAACGAAAGAAATTCAGCTTTGTAGCTTTCTAACAAGGTGTAAAGATCTTTAGCCACCAACGGCGCACCTGTATTTACACTTCCAAAACAATCGTTGAAATCATTGTCTTTGTCAATGAATATATATCCCTGCGAGCCGTCGTATTTCGCAAATAGATTTGCAAGAGCTAATTTTTGATTTGCCGTACCTTTTAGAATTACCGGCGTTTTTTGGGCGTTCACGTTTATATCAATTATTTGTTGCGTTTTAGCAATTTTGTCAACAAAATAGTTTATATAGAAAAGTGTTGGTGTCCACATCGGATTGTTTTTAATTAAAACAAATTCGTCTGCGTTGTATTCATGATTGAAGTTAATGCCGTAGCCGTTGATTTTGACCGGGTAGCCGTACAAATTCAAAACAGATTGATCTGCCGCGCGTAGTCCTAAAAAGCCCCTGTCGCGATCATTACAGAATGCGGCCTTTCCGTCTTGGATCAATGCGAATTCTAAAAAGTCCGCGTCCACCGTGTCCGGCAGGTTTTCCCATTCAAAAACTGTGGCGGCAATGTTCATAAAATAGCATTGATATATTTGATTTAACTGTGTTGCGGTTAAGATTGAATTGAATTGGCCCGAGAATGTTCCATTGCTGGCTGGGCTGTGATAAAGTGCAAAGGGTTTTGTATTTGTAGGATTTTCCATTATTATCCTCCTTTTAATTGTTATCAAGGGAATAATTCCCAAAATCGGAAATAGAATGCCAAATTGTAACCCCTGCATTGAACATACCGCGAATTGAAGCGGCTTCCGGTGCAGGTGCGTTCACTTTGATATTACAATCAACTGTTTGTAAATAATTCCATTTACTCCGGGTATCTTTCCAACTGGATATTTTGCCCCACTCGTTAATTGCATAGCCATACAAATCCAAAAAATCATCAATCGGCCCGCATTCATGATATAGTGGTGAACAATCAACCAATCTAAATTTACAGTTTTCACTGGATATAGAATTAGTGTCGCTTTGATTCCCTTTGCTTGCTACCTTAGAATTAAACGCGTTTGCAATATCTCTTGAGGCATTGAATATAGAACCAACTGCGGCAACCCCGGAAGTGATCGCTCCGGCAACATTACCGGTTGCAATATTCGCGCCAAGACTTGCGGCATTGCCAGCCACAGCCCCCGCCGCATTCAGTACAGAGCCAACACGATTAAGCGAACCTTGAACCCCGCCATTTTCGTTGTAGCCAATTTGCATTTCAAAAGAATACGGAACATCGAAAACGGATTCGGCAGGTTTTGCATAATTTTTTAGCTTTAACTTAAATCCGTTGGAACCAATCGGCCGCATTTCCGCACTCATTCTAATGCTATTTCCTTTTATAAACTCCGGGCGCAAAGGTTGGCTAAAACCATTATAATTGTAAACAACATAGACCCGACACATGGAAGTTAGCATTTTTTTGTTTCGCGGGGTATATCCGCATGCCAATGTGTTTCCGGCTATATCGGCACTTGTTTCTTGCGTGGCAACAAGATTTGCGGTGCAGTATGGGATTGTATATCCGTCAACAACTACATCTGTAAGATACCTATTATCGCGCAACCACTTCCTAACCCAAAACGGAACGCACCGAAAACAAATTATATCCTGTCGCCGATCTGTTTCCCCCGCGTATTTATCAATCAATTTTTGAATTTCTACATCAAGCGAAACAAAGCCCGCGTATTGACCGGTCATGGAAGATTCATTGCCGTATCCACCATAAACCCAATCTGCTTCACCTGCGCCTGGTGGTCTTGATACGGAAAGCATTTGCCACGAAGGGAACCAATCATCACCACCGGAAAAAAGATCAATTTCTTTTTCATAGTCGGCAGGTGCTCCCACCGGTTCAGGCTGAAGCCATCGGCCAACGGTGTCCTCGCTTTTTTTCACATGAGCGCGGGCTATTAAGGATTTATAATAAGTAATATTGAATTGATAGGTTTGCCAATAATCGGTTGTAATATAAATCATTGCAATGTCTTGTGCGATATATTCAACACGATCAATAAAAGCATAATACCATTTTTTATTTCCCTGACGGTTAACAAAATCGCGGTTTTGGTATCGGCAATAGTTAAAGGCTTCAAAGCGTGCAAAGTTTCCTTCGATTCTGAACGCTTGATCCTTTTTGATATAATTGAATTTTGTTGCGCTTACACCTTTTGCCGCCAAACCATCAAAGGCGGCGACTTGCGCCGCCGCCGTTGGGAAATCAACAATGGCATGGCATTCCTCGGGTTTACCCCATGGAACTGTAAATAGATCCAATCGTGTTGTAGGGTGAGTTACTGCCATTGTTTTTACTCCTTTTATGCAGTTACATCAATAAGAAGAACGATAGGCGTTACAACATTGTCAGTAATCAAATTACAGACAACGGTTGCAGTTGAACCTGTCACCGGAACAGCCGCCCCAGCCGTAAATGTAATTGTTTTATCCATCGCGTTATGTGTCAGAGAAACATAATCATTAAGATTGCCATTGGTAATTTTATCCTTTAAGGCGGATTCAATCACCTGCTCAACCATCAATTTCACGTTCTTAACAGCATAATCACTTGGAATTGTTGCATAATTAATCGTTTGAACTGCTCCATGATTTATTGTTACAAGGTTGTCATTGTCAGACGTATTGTAATTTGTGATTGTCAAATCCTGTAAGGAATCCACTTTCGGAACTTCAAACACCATGGCATTGGCAAAGGGGCAAATGCCGTAAATTTGCCAAACATGGAAGAAATACTGCCAAGTCAGGGAAGAGCCAATAAAGTCCTCGGCCGCGGTTTGGATATTATCATAGACCTGGAACAGTGCTTCATCACAAATCACAAAACCAATATCGGACAGCGTTTTACCGATGCGCTTTCTGTTCTCCAAATCGTAATTGTCATAATCGAATGAATCAACTACAATAAGATTGTTTCGGAAATCAGCTTCTGCCATGTTGAACGCCATTGCAAGAACCTTTACGCCTAATTTGTTAATCAAATCGGAACGAATAATAATTACAATTCGGTCAGCTTCCGACCATGTTTCAACCGGATCGCCGACTGCTCCGGGCTGGTTGATATAGTTGTTATAGGCGGTAGAAGGGAATGTCATATTCATGGCAGTTTCGCGAATGGTTGCAACCATGTCTTCCGCTTCATCTTTCGTAGCGGGCATTGCCAATTTTCGACCGAGAATAACATTATTTGCATACGCGTCAACAATGGACTGCTTGAACAAGTTGAATTCGCGAATTTCATTGCCGGAGAAAACAGAATTAATTTTTGCAGATACAAAACGGTTAAATTTTTCGTAGGAAACAAAAGCGCCCATCAATTCCTCACGGTTAATAGACAGCGGAAACACGTCTTGCCGGTTTCTGCTGTAATAGGCTACCTTTGTATCACCTTTGTACAGTTTCAAAATGCCGGACAGATTCGCGCCGTCATATCCCATGGGATTGACAGGGTTTTCATAAATCTGCTGGACATCGGTGCCCAAGGGATAAGGCCGACCTTTCGTCAGGCGGGCAAGGCGGTTTGAATAACGCTTTACTTCGACTGCGGTAAACATAATTCTATCTACCAAGACAGAAATAAATTCATTGGTATGCGCTTTGTAATTCAAAATCGGGTTGGCAAATTTACTAATATCGTCACCCTCAGCAAGCACAGGAACATCTGCCTGCGCTGATTCACTCAGCATAGAACGAACGGCATTCAGCGTTTTTTGCGCTTTCGCCGCTTCAGTTAATTTTTTAGAACTCATCGAAAAACTCTTCCTCCTTTAACTCCTCGATCACTTCATCGGGTGTCTTTTCTTCATTGGCGGGCGGTGTGTCCTCGGGTTTGTCTACCTCGAGTCTTTCGCCGACTTTCATCATAAGGTTGCCGTTGATCTCGCGGATACGGTTATTGTCCTCGACAAGATTTGCATTCTCAGCGGTCAGGCGTTCAATCTCGCTTGCGTAGTCAACAAAGGTGTCCGTGATTGTTGCAAGATCGGGGCCGATCTCGGTTACATCTTCCGCTTTTGCAACACGATCAACAATTTCTTTGATTTGCTCGACAGATAAACTCATTTTGTTTTACTCCTTTCATAATCTATATATAATCTTTTCCACTTCACTTTTGATTTGCAAACTTTCAAAAAACAGCCGCCCCGCCACTGCAAAGGACTTTATTTTCTTAATCTCGGCTCCTGCGTGCGGTCGGTTGTTTTCTGCTATTTTGTTTGCAGTTAATGGATTTGTCTTAGGGTCGCCTGTTTTACAGGCGTATAATGCTTGCGAACTGGAAGCGAAAAAGAAATATATTATATTGTTATTAGTTTTAATGTTAAAAAGTTGGATTGAATCTTTGGGTTTTCGTTCGATTTGTGAATAGTCATCATTTAGAAATGATTCATTGTTGGCGTATTCGTTATATTCGGGTAGATATTTTGTTGCTAATTTGTTTTGCGGTGTTGTTGCTTTGGCGAATGCTAATTCATTTGTAGTTGATAGCATTTCAGCGTATATTAAATCGTTTTTGAATAATGGACTATAATGGAATTTTATTCCGAATGCTAAACAGTACGGGTTTACCATTGATAAAGCATTTGCCAACATGAACACCTTGCCGTCTTGCCGCGTTCGGAATATTGTTTCTTGCAGATCGGTGAACACTCTTAATTCATTCGGCAAATAACGGCGGAATGAGGATTTGTTATCAATGATGAATTCATCATATACGATTGTTGTTACTGATGAAAAATCATCGGACCCTTTAAGAATGTCGGCGTTTGTCAGGGCGATAAATCGCCCTGCCTGCTCGCCGTCTATATAAGCGGCTTTACCTTTGATCTCAAATTTGTGGTCAGGATAATTATTTTTATGTTTTGTAAAAAATCCGTCCGTGGCTTCTTTTATTTCCGTTTTGTAGCGGCGAAGCCATACAAATTGTTTTTTGCTTTTTATATACTGTTCGATCACATACTTTTTTAACTGGTATGTTTTGCCTATTCCTCGACCACCAATTAAAATATTTAGGTAACGATTGTAACTTAGGCATTTTCTTAAACTGTAATATTTCATAATCGGTCGGCGGAGAAGTCGCACCCCGGATCCACCCGGTGCAGTTTGGCGGCCGACTCCTCGCCGGTGGGTCCCACCTTTACTAATGCGTTTTGATTCTCCGCCGCCTTAAAAAGAATAGCTGAAAGGTTTATACACCTTTCATTTATAATGATAGCA